GCCGACTGGTCAAAGTAATAAAAGTAGACACCCCCAGCAAGGGTAATTACTATACCAATACCATCATCACTTGTAGTTCCTCCAGCAGATATGTATGCAGCAGTATGAATGGCACTACATTCGACTGCCGCAATGCCCCCAGTCTCATCAGCAACCGAAGTGAACCCCCTAAAAAAGAACTTTGCTTCACAAGGTACCACTAAAAATAAACAAATCAGTAGTACAAACAAAAAGTACTTTAATGCTTTCATATCAGTCCTTCTTAAGTCTTCTATTTAAAACAGGTTTCTTTACAGTATTTTTCGCTTTAGATTTTTCTCCCTCAACTCTTTCCTGAACGCTTTCCGCATCCACCCCACCCTCATAAACAAGCTCTGGGTATATTTCATCTTCAGTAGCCTTCTCTAATCGTGCCTGAGCATAGTTACCAACGCCAACCCTCTCTGCTACCCATCGATTAGATACACCAAGCTGCTCACTCATTGGCCCATGTTTGACACCAAGAGTACCCCTTGCTCTCGCCTCAATATCGAGAACGTCACTAACTGGGTAAGATATTTGGATCAACTGCTCCGGACGTTTAGGAACATTTTTGAATACAGGTGCTTTATTCTTAAAACCTATTGCCCTTTTCACTCTAAAGACTTTTGGAAAGTCTGAAAGTGCCGATTTAAGAAAAAATATGCTGCTCCAAAAATCGTACTTCAAAAAGCGATCAAAATAGGCAATCTCATCAGAGGTACGATCAGAAAAGGGTCCTCTTGACGCTTTTACAGAAGAAAAAGAGTTCCTGGAAGTGCCTGTAAGGATATCTTCGGGCTCATTCAACCCAGAAGCGACCATTTGCATAATATCTGTATCTTGGTCTTTAATTTGAGGGAGAGAGGGATTTTTCGCTTCAACTGTCATACCTGGGGGAAGAATCAAACGCCCACCAGGAGTCAGCTTCGCACCAGCAGCCGTTTTCCTCTTTTCTTCGTCTGTCAGAGTCAACCAAGTACGAAAAGCCTTGATATTCTCAAAACTGAATACCCATACATAAGAACCGCTTGATTTCTTGTGATCAATTTCATATTGCTTCAGGGTCTCATAATGATTGAGCCATTCAAGTACAGTTCTAAGATAACTCACGGCCCTTCGAGTCATAAAACCCCTGTCCAAACTAATGATAAAACGCTGAAAATTACCCAATATTTTGTATTTATTTGAAGTATTTCGGCTATTTACTTGCAAAGACGTATCATAATCCTTATGATTTGACACCGATTTGACCAATTCAGGGTATCTACCTATAAATATGGAAGGAATTTGCTCAAAAATCTTATTTGGGGCGCTTTTTTCGGTAATATTATAAAATAAAGGCATCGTAGGCTTAGTTGGATGAAATATTATACCCGAATTTGCATCACCCTTTACAGAAATGACTCCTGGGTCAATAAAGTCAACCTCAACAAAACCATCTGTGTGTACTGTAAGACTGAGAAACAATTCACCCTCGATATTATACCGCCCAATAAACTTTGGCCAATAATTGTAGAGTCTGTTTCTTGGATCAAGCTCTATTTCTTCAATCGCCCCCTGAATATCATACACTTCCCCACAAGAGCAGCCAAATCCAAGACCTGTGAGTCTACCAACTAATCCCCTGACAGAGGTATTGACATGTGGATTACTATGGAACTTAGAAAAACACTCTTCCTGTAAAGTATTACGGTCATACGAGGATTCATCCATTTTATTTGGAGACCGTAGAGGAAAACCATCTTCATCCTTATGATGCCCCTCAGATGTAGAATCACTATACTGCCAAGGCATGCTGAAGGAGATTCTATGAAGGACTTCATCAGGAATGTTTTCTAAGGCACTAACAAATTCATCTTGGGACATATTTTGCTGAGGAAGCAAAGTAACCTTGTTCATTTTGTTTTGTCCTTATTCTATTAGACATCTATTATATATAGCAAAGCGTAGCATGTAAGGAAAACCTATGTCAACAAGAAAATAAAATCAAGCATATGAGGCGTGTAAATTTCTGTTCGGAATGAAAAACCCAAAACTTTCGGCACCTCTTCTGATTCTAAAATCATCTATACCTTTGAGACGGGGTCCATATATACCCCAGCCAAGTGCAAACATGAAGTCATCCTGAATACCATACTTTTCAAATTTCTCGATACTGCCAAACCACTTCTTTTCTTGGTCATGCTCGAATACTCCCATCTCCTCATCCCTTATATCCTCTTTCTTACTGCCTGGTACCGACAGGGGTGGACATTTGAGGCGTCCTTCTCTCGCTGCCTCCAGCACCTGCTTGAAGGCATCTCTCTGGCGATCATAGGTAGGAAAGATAGGTTGAAATTCAACATCTCTATCCTCGCACCATTTTTCCATATCCCAAGCACCATACCGCTCTGAACAAAGAACGTCTATACCATCGTATTCCTCATTCGCTTCCTCTAGTATCTTCTTGACAGTATCACCACTATGGTCAGGTATCTCCTCTACCACAAGAAGACTGTACAAATACTTAGGTGCAGTCTGAAGGGCAAGGTGGATATGAGGATTGCTTTTAGAGCCAGGCAGCCCCTTAGCTATAACGACTACGATAGTACGTGCTAATCCTCGTACAGCGTAAGGGTCTCCGTAATCAAGCCCTGCACTGATCACCCAATCCGTATCGAACAAGTTTGTCATGTTCATAAGATCATCAATGGAAGCTGGCCTGCGATGGCCGTATCGGTCAGTGAGTCTGTAGACCGTCTCCACAGGAGTCAGCAAAGAGTATACTTGATCTATCTTCCCTGCTGTTTCCTCACTACCATCTGCGAATCCTTTGCCTTCTACGTCGGTCATGACTTCTATTAGATGATTTTTATGTTCAAGCTGCTTCAACATTTCATCAGAATTGAGGAGTTCTCCACCATATCCAATGTATTTGGTAACTTCTACCATCTCATCTGTAAATACTTTCTGGGTGCCAGCAGACCAAAGATTCAAGAAGTACCGCTCGAAGTCACCAAACATGAACTTAACCCTGTAGTCAGTAAGCTGGGCTTCATCCATGTGGGGGTTCCAGTAATCTTCCATTTTGCCTTCTTTAGAATATCGGTAACTAAAGAAGACGGTCGTAGTTTTCCCCTGCGTATAGTTACTGAACAAGGAGTAAAGGATATGGGTCTTGGCAGATACTGTGGAGTCGATGACACCAAGCGCATTTGGAATATTACGAATAGAACCATCGAGTTGGGTGAAAAACTTGGGGTTCTTCATGTCGAATATCTCTGAGAACGTGTACCCTGTAATGTTCGACACGATACCGGAGAAGGATGATATGCTGCGAATGATGGAGCGGATATCTCCAACCGAGTCTTTCAACCGTATCTCTTTCTCTTGGATGTTTCGGCGCTGACCTACCTGTGCGGCAAGTTTAGGGCTGTTAATAATGATGTCCCTCATGATGTCGAAGTGGACAAACTTGACTTGGTCTTTCGAGTTGGCACCAAGCATGATCTGTTGACGGGGCCAATTAAAGAACTTCCAGAGCTGTATCAGGCAGGCTAACAAAGATTTACCCTCCCCTCTCATCCAGCAGAGAACGATCAGGCGGTAGACGAAGCGCCCGTTCTCCATCTTCAGCGCCTCTTTGAGCATTTCTTTCTGGGCGTCCCACATTGACTTGTAGGACTTGCCTGTCGCGGGGTTCACTGTGTCAGGAAGATCACAGAGAGGCGTCCAGATGGCAATGTCGCTGCCTTCAGGGTAGATGGGGACACAGGCGTGGTCATCACACCACTGCCCCATCCCCTCTCCACCTGCTCTGTACCCGTGCAGAACAATCTTGTTGCTCTTGCGCCTCTTCAGTCGATGAATAGGTTTAATGAGATTCTCCAGCTTCTTTTCTTGACCTATAGGTGGGCGCCCTTTTACTGGGGGTGGTGTGAATACAGTACTCATTGGTAGATTTCCTTTCGGTTTAGCAGTTATGCCTTGGAAAACAACACGATTCGCCACCAATACGATTTTGATTTTTTAGTGGATGAAAACAATGCGTTTTCCTGATACTTCCTGCACAAAAAAAGTAAAACAGCATAAGTGATTTTAAAAAAAACACTGATTTTGAGCAGTTTGGAGAACAGTTTGGCTGTGAACAATGCATTTTCCCTTGGTACCTTACACAAACGAACAAAAACAGCATAAGTACTTTTGACGATCAGCGCATATCGGTCATGGCATTCTTTTCCATCCTATCATAGTAATTCTCAGAAGAGGAACCAAAGTCAGGTGATATGTTGATCTTTACATCTTGGGCACCAATGGACTTCCACACGCTATCAATTGCCCGAATTGTATCCCTAATCTCCTTGTACAAAGGATTGGCAACAAGGCTCCCTCTTTCCGTCGTACTAACGATACGAGTAACCCCTACCTCCTCGATCTTCAGCTTACACAGTATCTTGTACAAAGGCATGATATGCATACCTATTTGGAATCGCTGGGCAGAAGTCAGTCCTTTCTGATTGGCATACAGGATAATACTTGCACTCCGTATATATTTCTGCATTACCATACAGTTGGCACCTTCACTTGCCCCCTCCTCATACTGGCACTGCTCTAACGCTGGACAAGACTTGTGCATGCACTTCTGCCCCACGTCCCATACATACATAGACTCACCATCATGGTCCAATCCCTTGCTTACTACCATCTTCCCTAACTTCACATTGTGGGTTGGAGTGAGTTTCTTTCTCTTTACCATAGTATATACCTCCTTTATTCCATTTACTCACACATTATCACACGGTTTGGGCCTGAGTCAAGCGGAATGTTATTGGATTGACATATCGTTGTGGTGCCTAAACAGCAGTACACACATTGATAGGGTACCAAGGTGCCTAGGTGGTAAACACTTCCTCCATTTCCAGGAAATATTTAATATAACACTGTAGCACCTAGGTGGTTGGACTTGGTAGAAACCAGGAAATATTTTGTGGTGGGTACCCCAGCATACCTTTTGACATTCGAGAAACCAAGTAAATCCAGGGGGCGACATGGAATGGAACGTCTGATAATGTACATTATGTCAACTATTGATTGGAATCTACATAATTTGTAGTTTTGAATGGGATTCATTACATGAATTGTAGTATAATTACTGAATATCATTTAATAAATATGATTCAGTTATTAAATGTTTCACGTGAAACAAATGAACCTCAGATAATGCGTGCCTCATCAATTAATAAACGCGCCTCAACACAATAACTGAACGATATTCACTGTATATTATAAATTCATTGAATGTGCCACTAATAACTGATTGCAATCTCAATCACTGAATGCCATTCACATTATTTATTCTCTATAGTTAGTGAGTGACTCATATTCATTATTAGTCACTCTATTCATTGTACCTAGGTACATTCATTAGAGAGAACTTTATTCAGTGAATTAGATTCAGTTACTTTATTTCATTTATTTTCTTATTATGATTTTACTTTATGAATAGAATTTTATTTTTAGAATATAAGAGATTTTATTATTATGAGATTTTTAGTTACTGAATATCGTTTAGTAAATGAGTATGCCTATAGTGAACCTTGTTTAATTAGATTATTCTGTTTATTTTTTTATTATGAGAGATTTTTTGATTAGAATAGAATTAATGAATAGACTTGATTTAGTGAATATCGTTCAATTAATAAATGAATCTTATTTGTTCCAAGAGGTGAGAGGCAGAAAGGAAAATTACTTTTGCCATTATACTGCCTTATTTGCCTTATATTGGTACTTGGCTGGTAATGCTTATAAGTATATGCGGAGGTAAAAGATCGTGGAAATGCCTGTGGTTGTATATAAATAGGCTGTTTACAGGCGTCGGTTATTTCACTGTTTTTAGCCAAAAAAAATAGTGCCTGAACCTTGATTCAGGCACTTAAAAATTAATTTTTTTCAACCGCTATAAGCACGCCTACCAGCATACCGAGCACGAAAACAAAAAATAGTAAGCCTGACATGCCTATAATGCCGAGTTCCATATGAAATAAAAATAAGCTATGCAATAAATTAAAAATTGCCTCTTGCATTTAAATCACCTCCTTTCCTTTGATTTTTAATCTGTTTTAATGAGTGCCCGACTTGCCTATCTGATCAGTAATTAATTGATTTAATTAGGCATTCAATTTGACAAGTCTTAATTTGCCTGCTTTGGAAAGACTTACCTCGAAACCGTCATGGTTAATGCGGTATTTGACGTGTTTTTTAAGTATCGACAGGTTTTTGAAGTCACGGCTATCTTTAAACTTAGCCTCCTTAGCCTCCTGAATCATTGCAAAAACCTCATTCAGGCTCCTACTTTTGAATAGCAATGAATCGACATAAGAAGTCAGGGTTTTGGCATTTTCAAGAGTGATTTCCGAATACCGTTTTTTGACTACTTTAAATTGATTCATTTGCTTGGTATTCATACGTAAAGAGACTATTTCCTGGACTGTTTTATTTTCTGTGTTTTCACTCATTTTTGCTCACTTTCGGATCTGATAAAACAAGTCAGGCACTTATTAAAACAGATTAGATCTAATACAGTGTGGGTCCCAGC